GACCGTTACGGCTACCGTAGGAAGGGTATTGAAATTAGCCCTTCCAATAGTAGGGAACAAGAAAGGAAATCCTGTAAAAAAGTTAGGCCACATAATTACCCCCTTTCTTACCGGAATTAACCCCAGTAGTTGTTACAACCACAACCGCCACGTCCATACATTGCATCACCGGCGTAAGCACCGAAAGCCGCAGCACGGAAACAATCTGTGTTGATGGCTTGCAATTGCGGGTATGGCACTGCTACTGTAGGCGGCATTGAACAGCGGATTTTATCCACCTCTCCCTGCAATGTTTGTAGACTTGCTACTATTGGAGCAATTTGTTGCGTTACGTTTCCAAGAATAGTTGCATTCTGATTACGCTGTGAAATTTCACCTTTCAAAGTAGAGATTTCAGCGTCTTTAGCAGCCAACGCTTCTTGCTGACGACGCGCCTCTGCCGCATCCATTTTTGCTACAAGTGCTTGGAAACCTTCACGGTAAGCGTCCGCTAAAGAACGCGTATTCCCTTCCATTGTGCGTGTAAGCGTATTCATGTTTTCGCAGCTTGCTAAGCGGCTTTCATACCCTTGACGCTCAATTGCTGCTTGATTTTTGCAGCAGCAATCTGCAATCTGAGTAAGAACAGCCTGATTTCCGGACTGGAATGCGTTGATGATTTGCTGGCTTGACATGCCCACCTGATTGCCCACATTGGCGATAAGTCCCTGGATGTTGCACAGGGCGCTCTGTAACTGTTGGGTAGAGCAGTTCAAAGAAGAAGCAAGCTGGTTGATGGCATTGCCATTGCCCTGAATGGCTGACATCAGGTATTCACGACCGACATCACCGTTAAGCTCGGCAGGCAGACCGCCACCATTGCCAAAGCGGTTGCCAAAGCCGTTGCCGCCCCAACAGAACCACAAAAGGATAATCCAGATGAACCACCACGAGCCGCCCCATTGGTCTTGGCTGCCACGTCCCTGGTTCAGTAAAGCGAGAAGTCCGGGGTCTACACCCTTGCTTCCCATCAAGTTGGGCAACATAGCCATGATGTCGAATTTGCTTCCGCCACCATTTCCGTTGTTCCCGTCTTGATTGAAGACATACGTTCTTTCCATAGAGATTTATATTTTGTATTACGGTCAAAATCAACCGCATCACAAAAGTATAAATACCGATACTGCCATGAAATCAGTTGTTTCCCAACGCTTTCCTAATGTTTTCCCAATATATTCTCAACATTTTCCCGCCTTCCATACGTTCCTGAAAATTGGAAATCATGTAGTTTATCGCGCGTTTGGTCTTGTGGATTTTAGGAGCTATCTGTGAAGGATACATTCCCCTTTCGACAAGTAACTGTACAAGCAAATAGCGGGCGTCTACGGTTTCCGTATCCTTATCCGAAGATAGTATTCGGCTGGCGGGTATTTCGGTCTCTTGCGCCACGAGATTGATTGTTTCGGCAAAGATTTCTGACTTACACATAGTTTTTCTGAATTTTATATTTATCTTTGCCCTGCCACATAAAATATTTGATTATATACGAACAAAGCATAAGATACCGTGTTGAAGATATTAAAGCCTCCAACGTGCGGTGTCTTATGCTTTTTTCAAATTTTTATGTGGCAATAATTATTTGAACGTTGGGGGCTTTCTTTTTACTCTAAGCCCCGAAAGAGTGTCAGCTACAAGCCAACTTCTACATCGTTAATTTCTTTCTTATCTTTATGGTGAGCCAAACAATTACGAATAAAACACATGTCAGATTTATCGAAATGCTGGCACCACCGTAATTGATTTTAAACTTTTCCCACCATGACAGTTCCCTCTCTACCGGATAAGGCTTGGGCACTTCAATCCTTCTTATCTTTTCGATAAAATACGGCATTTTGACTGTTACCGTAGCATGAGGATAAATGCCCAATGAATGGTTCAATATCCCGTTGCTAAATGAAGCATAGCTGTAGGCATACGGATTGCGAAGGAATGACGTTGTATCGGCAACAGATACGCTGTCCTTGTACGGTATCAGCTTCTCTTGAAATGTAGTGTCATGGTATATTATGCTGTCAAGAACCTTTGTTTCAACGGGCATATAAACAGTCCTCGTTCTACAGGAACACACCGTCAACACAAGAAATACTATATACACTAACTTCTTCATAACTTCAACAGATAATGATTAACAACCATGCCTGCACATATTGCGGCAACTCCATACAGCAAGTCTGCTTTGTTCCACTTACCGTTATAGTAGTGGCAACGGTCGCTGTTCTCCTTGATAAAGAGCATCAGCAGTGCAGTACTGCCACCGAATACTATGGCGGTGGATAGATAGACCACCGCACCTAAGATGTTATTTTTCATACCATAAATCATTAGTAAAACACTATACCGTAGCTCCATTGGCATCTACCCATGAAGAACCGTTCCACCATATAGGTTTACGCAGGGTCACATCAAAAAATTGAAAACCATTATCTGCATTGCCAGGACGTTGTGAAGTAACTCCTACATTTAAATATGGAATTGCGAGAAAATCAGTAAGCGGACTTTTTAAATTCCCACTCGTTGAGACCAAGACTCCCTGATTGTAAAAGAAATGCGGGTATAAAGTTTTGTCCGGTATATCGTCCTTTACAGGTTTCCACAGCAATACCGATGTCTTCATGCTCGACCAGGTGGAATCATGTTCACCGATTAGCGCACAGTCTGAAAAATCCTGAAACGATAAGGTTTCAACGTCATTAACCGAACTGAATCCAACAACAACTTCTTTTTTCCCGTTAGGTGACTCTCTGTATACCTCAAACCCATAGTTCTTACCTGGGTTTATATAGAAATATGGCGTTTTCTCTTTATCACTATCAGTAATATCTATATTAAGAACACGTTTGGCAATAGGTATATTTTCTCCACACAACAGATATATTGTATATTTATAACTTCCATTTTCCCTATTATTAATAATATTACCGATATTCCTTAATTCAATATTTCCTTTGTTAAAAGCGTCCATAACATACTGACGCATTCCTAATGTAGTCGTTCTATTATAATTATAATAACAGGCTTTATACCAATTTGTATCAACCAATGTTCCTCCTATTCTACAGTTGAGAAATACGCAATCCATATCCACAATATCAGTATTATTCAAAAACTCAGGCATTGTCATATCTCCGGCTTTATCCCATAACCCTCTAAAATAACAACCAATATATGTTACACCTTGATTTTCACTTAATATCCTGCTATTCATATAAAAATAGCAGCCTATAAAGTTGGCTTGAATGAGACCTCCACTACCTTCAATTGTAACTCCGCTGATTTCCCAGTGACAGCCGGTAAAATTAGCTTTGATTTTTTGAGTTAATGTTATATTGCTTTGTATGCAATTAATGAAGTTAGTATACAGTCCTCCTCTGAATGTACCTAACTTATAATCAAAAGTCCTTTTTTCGTTATACCCTCTGAATTCATTTACCGAATTAAATATCCAAGCATCTCCCGCTAACTCTTGTCCCTCATTCATTTTGGATATAGTACCATCCCTTAACACCACATTTATAGCATCAAGCCGGTATGTTACATCTGAATAGGTATCCTCCCATGAATAATAAATGACATTATGCCAACGCATGACATCAATATATCTATCAGCCAATGCCAGTATATAAGGAACCCGCCTTATATTCATATTATCCAAATGTACAGGACCCCCACTGATTATGACAGGAATTTGCCAATTACGGTATTTCGTATCGCTGCCTTTAGACATGATAAATCCTTCTTTGATTGAAAGCCCGATAGAAGAGTATGCCGATCTCCAATCATTTATTCCATCATTCATGTTTATGACAATATGGAAATCTATGAAAGAAGACATATTCATGTCAATCGACAATTCATTCAAAATCTTTGCATCTATGTCTTTGGTAAACAGATAAGTCTTCTTATTGGAACATCTTATACTGCGACATATCCGCACGATTGCATTAAATGCATCAGAGCTGTCTGTTTTACCGTCATTGGACGCGCCAAACCATTCCGGCATTAAGTATTTGTTTTCTACATTCCCTTTGATATTCAACGCATTTAAAAAACGCCCCCCATTAAATTTTAGAATACACCCTTCAGGAATGCTTATCTCAGCGCCATCCAAATCAAAATCATACCTGATTTCATATATAGTATCAGGCTGATTTATCATTTCCTGGGTAAGAATATTCTTTCCACCAACAATATTCCTACGCAATATCTTATACCCCTTGCCGCTGAATCTGTCAGGACTAAAAGCACGGTCGGCAAATTTTAAAACACTTAAGCTTTCCCCTTTGTCTACAGACACAAGGTCTTCGTCGTCCGCAAGATTGTTTATTGTACCGCCACCACTTCCGTTAATGAACTGCTTGGTCGATTCAGACAGCATATCAGGAGTAACACGCTGGGAACTGAAATTTGAAATTGCATCACTTTCCGCATCCTTTATTTTGTCGATGGCTTCATCTCGAATATCGGTCAATTTATCTTCATTTGATTTCCAGTTCTCGATATTTTCAAATACTCCACCTGCAAATTCCCATGTCTCCACAAGTCCGCTATTGTTCAAGAATGACACTTTTAGCCCGGCTGTTCTTATATCTTCCGGAACTTGAACAATAGCACCTTCTAATGTATATCTATTACTGCCATCAATCCCGAATGAAGGATGATGAATGGAAACATTATACTCGGTTATATAGCTCATATATCCACCTTTTCCGGAACTAATGAAACTCTTTAGGGCGTTAGGGGTGATAGAACCATTTTCTCTGTCTTCTTGAAATGGAAACTGCTCATTACCAGTCAAAACATCTCTTTTGGGGAGTTGTCCAATTTGTTGTCCTTTTTCTGTTTTCTCTTCCATACTACTATTTATTTTTACTTGTAAGCAATATCGGCTCTTCATTAGTCAACAACAATGGAGCGTCATTGGCTAATAATAAATACCCTTCATCAGGAAATGGATGCGGCTTATTTCCGCCAGCACCGGGAAACCCTATGGTAAGTATGCTGATTACGGGAATGCCGATTATAGGAATGCTGATGTGAGGGATAGTGATTGGTTTCATAAGGCTATCCCTCTTTAATCATTTTCGCTTCTGACACTTTCGTAGCACTTCTTATTGTAATTTCCATACCTGCCGCTATGCCAATAAGACGAAATATCACATTGGAAGGACCTAAGGCTTGATTGGCATTTGGGGAAAGCGGGATAGGATTCATGCCCTCGATATTGGCAAATACAGTCACCATTCCGCCCTTGTTCTTTATCTGTATGGTAACGGGATTACCGTCACTGACAAACGTTGCGTAATACGCTGTTTTGCCTTCTTCTTGTTGAAATGATAAAACTTCTGCTGCCATGATGTTTACTTTTTAGAGTTATTCAAATAGTTCACAATTCCCTGCACATGCAAGTCCACTATTGCCCGCTTCCCCTCTTCCGATAATAAGAAGCCAACATCTTCCTTATTGTCTTGGAATAGGTTCTCTGTAAGGACTGCCGGGCACTTCGTGTGCTTCAAGATGTAGAACCCGCTTTCCTTATCAGGGTCGCCATCCGTCATATCCTTGCGTATCTTCATACCCGGCAAAAGTCGTCCGGCTGCCACATATAAGCTATCAGCTAATTTATCGGCTTTCGTCTGACCTGCCGAAGTCCACGCTTCCCAACCACGTGCCTGCATCCATTCAGAGCCGCTTCCCGCTGCATTACAGTGGATAGATACGAGGATTGTGTCACTTGCCTTGTATTCGTTCGCCCTACGGCAACGCTCCGATAGAGGAACGTCTATTTCCTCTTTGACGATACGTTCTGCGTCAACACCTTGTTTGCGCAATTCCGCTTCCAAACGTGTGGCAATCTCACGGGCATACGCATACTCTTTCAATCTTCCGTCTGGTGAACACTTGCCCGGAGTGTTACTTCCGTGTCCGTTATCAATCAATATTTTCATTCTGCGCGTCCTCCTTGAAATATTTGTCATAAACCACACGAGCCACCCATCCGGCAACAACACCGACACCGAATGATACAACAGTAGTCAAGTTCACCCAAAACGGAGTGTAGTGCATGTAAAGCATAACTCCCACGATGATAGCGATAACAATCGCTGCGATAATCAGTTTCTTTTTCATTTTGTTACTCCTTATCTTTAGTTATTATTTCACTCATATCTTCTTTCTCGACATCGAGCACTTTCTTTCCGAACAATCCCAACGCTTTCAGTAAGTTGAAATTATATCCCTTTGGCTTCAAGATATTGCTTATGATAGAGCAGAACTCTATGAAGCAGACAAACAAGCATGAATACACATCAACATTCCATTTATTGCCGGAAGCAATGTTTATCATCACCACCATACAGACAAAAGCAAAGTATGTTACCATTTTACCCATAGTACGGCGCACAGCACTTGAAAACCGAAATTCTTCACCCAATAGCAAGCATTTCCTTATCCCGAACATCAAATCGCATACAACGACTGAAAATGTTACTATCAGCCACGGTATCATATGTTCCAATGACTGTGCAATAAAACTGCTTGCTATTACCGAGAAACCACCCGGTATGCTTTGGGTAATAATGTTATTCTTCATCTTATCGTTATTTGTCAATTATTCATATCTTTGTGTCTCTTATCAAATAAGTGAACTACTGTCATTCCGTTTTGCTCGTGAGAGTAGGACGGGATTTTCATATCTTGCCGTAGTATCTGAGCCATGCACCCCATTTGCGTTCTTTCAAGTAGTTCGGGTTGTCTTGGTTAAGTTTGGCTTCCATTTCAAATGCGCTCGCACGGTAAGCGTTTTTATTAACCTTGCCATCCCCAATCTTGTTGTCGGTAAACATATGGTACACGAAGCTTACAAACCATTCTGCCAAATAAAGAATGTAGTAGAATAGTGGGATAAGGAGCAACCACCATGCACTGACATAGAGTGACAATAATACGGACGGGATAGCCGCTATCTCCATACACTCGAAGAACTGTTTCTGATGTGTCCGTTCATGGCGTATGATTGTTTCGGACAATTCTTTCAACTTCGTAAGGATGAAGCCGAAGAGCATGATTGTTGTGTAGCCGCCAAAGAGGATAAGTTTGGCTAATTTGCTGTTGTAGTAGATTGTTTTCATATCAAATAGCATTAAATATTATAACCGCGAAAGCAAATTCGTTTGAACTTGAAGAATATCTTCTTATATTAATATATTCTCCGTTATCAGCATAACGGTCTGTAAACGAAGTAATATTAGCTGGGCCAATGTACATTAATTCTAAACCTCTAACCCTCTTATTTCCTCCATTGTATAAGTTAAAAGGTCCTTTAGTTCCATCAACAGGATACCACTCTATATGCTGTTTGGGAATATGAATTTGTTCATCTCCTTTATATAGTATTATATCTTCATTGTCACTTAAATTGGCTACCAATAGTTTGATGCTTTCCCCTTTGGATGAGCCGGCAAAATCCGGTGCAATAGTAATATACTTTAGTAAATTTGCTACTCCCCTCTCACCCAAGATTTCAGTATTACCAATAAACAGTCCTGCATTATTAGAACCAACTTTTAAATTACTATCCATATCTTTAAGTTTTTATTCAATTACAGCATACATTGTAGAATTATCTTTAGTACCGATACTATCATATTCAGTTTTAGTACGTTTAACAACTCTTTGTAGATTATCGGATACAAGAATATCTTCAATAAAAAGTCTATCATCACTTTTATCGTCATCAAATAAGCTTAATGCTATTGCTATTCGTTTAGAAACAGGTCCCTGAGAAGTATAATAACTAATATTAAATTCTATTTCATATCTTTCTTCATCAGTATAATAAGCATAAACAGAAGAAAGTTCTATACAATTTCTATAGCTTGAGTAACTATGTATATAATATTTAGTATGGTTATTGCAAATATCTATAATCATATTCTTAATAACATCAGTAGAACCAAATATTTTAACAACTTGGTCATAAGCTTCTGTATCCCATATGTTTTTATTGATAGTTAACAAAGAACCATCGGCAACATCAATAACCTTACCATAACCGATATTATCCGCATACTCCTTCGTTGCTATATTCGCCACTATTCCCGCAGGGGTTTCAGTAGTTGGACTAACACTTTGGTCGCCTGGTGCATATGTATCAGTATGAAGAATAACTTTTGCTTCATGAGAAGCATAAAAGTGGTATTTACCACCACCTCGTACAAAAACATAGCATGTATCAAAGTGGCTCAAATTACCTAAACCCCTCACAGGGTCTATATCTGTATGAAGGAAATCTGATAAGTATATAGTAGTCTTGCTATCACGATTAACGCCCCAAGCATACGGAGCAAATTCCCAAATTTTGCGAGTAGAAAATCCTCTCTCATGTGTAGACCATGACGGTGTTGTGCCACTATCTAATGATATCAGCACTTCTACTCGTATGTTCATTCTTGCTCCAGAAGCAATCGTAACCGGATACCACGTATTTTCATCCAACCCGGAAGCGTCAATCTCTGTAAGCTGCATCATGTAGCCAACACTACGAGCGCTTGAAATGCTGTCATCGACATATTTCTTATCAGAAACTTCCGCCCAATCCCCATTCTTACGACCGTATGCCTTGCCATCAGTTGGCGCTTCTTCTATGCCGCCTATCTTCCCCTGACTTACCCATTCGCCGTTCACCCATGCGTAGTAATCATAAGGAGCTTCCGTGCCTACAGCCATGAACCCGTCAACTGCCGAACCATCGGGAACAGCGGATTTCAAGGCTTCAAGGGTGGCGTATTCGCCGGCTACCTTAAATGACTTTCCTGGTTCTCCTTGTATACCTGGCTCGCCTTTTTCTCCTTTCAAAAATTCTAAAGGATAATTGACCACAGAAGCTTCACTGTTGCTTCCTGAAGGTTTAAATGCAGGTAATGATGTTACATCATCCGCTTTGTCCGCATTCGGTACTTCATTAACCCCTATGGAGTTAGCCATAAGACGGGCAACTATTTCTTGATAATCCTGTTCTGTCCAAGCCATAATTATTCCTGTTTATCGGTTACTTCTTCCGGTTGATTGTTGATAGCACGATTGAGCGCGTCAATGAAGAAAGGTTTGCAAAAAGCATTTGCATGCTCTTGTATCAGGGCCACTTCTTCATCACTATACTCTGTCTCTTCATTGGAGTTGTATATCTTCAAAGCGAGTGCATGCGATGCGATACCGTTACCGTTCCGGTATAATACATTCGCAAAATTCTCTCTACAATCTATATTTTCACAATGCTTACGGGTAATGTCCGTAGCAATCAGTAATTGTTTAAAATTTATCTTTTTCATGAGCTTGGGTATGATTTAGTTAATCTTCCATCTTTATAAAAAGAAAGTCCGCTGATGCCAAGAGACACTTGGTATCTTGACCCACTTAAATTTGAAATCATTGACAATGACCCTGCAAAAAGGGTGGTAGACGCAGTTAAGTTGTCATCACTTGCTATATTGTCCAATTTTAATCTTGGGTAAGTAACAGAAGTACCTCCGCCTCCACTATCAAGGAATGAAATTCCACCCACATCATATCCTTTTGAATTATAAAATTTTAGGCTGTTTGAATTTGGGTTTATTTCTATTTTTGTACCTGACGAAGCGGTTGATATTTTGCCAACAATGCTAACATTCCCATTTTCGTCTATCACCAAAGAGTTGTTAGGAGTTCTTACATTTTTAAACACCCCGCTGTTTGCATTTATCTCTCCTTCAAAATATCCACCAATAGCCTTTATTGTCCCGTCTGCCTGAATAGACACATTCCCGTTGGCGGATATATTTCCGGTAAAGTATATATTTTTGGAAACCACGGAAATATTATCAAGTGCCACATTGATTTCTGAACCTAATCCGTCTTTTTTGACATATAATTTAAGTTCATCGGTAACCCCATTGATGTCCAGCCCCAACTGCGTTACATCTTCCTCTATTTTTGTAACAGACAATTTGAGGTTTTCCGCTGTCTGCTCAATCTGTGAGAACTTCTGATTATTACTTTCAGAAAGCTCCTTTACTTCCAACCTGATACTTTCCGCTGTCTGCTTTATTTCGGAACTCAATTTAGTATACAAATCCTCGAATGCGTTTTCGGCAAGAGCCAGCGAATGTATGTATATATCCCCCGTAAACTTCAACTCAAAATCGCCCGTTCCGTCCCATGTGCCGGAATATTCCTTCATTGCGTATTCCTCACCCGGTTCAATACGTTCGGTGAAATGCAGGTTCTGACCGGGAAATCCTATTGTCAGCGTTCCGGCTGTAGCTACCTTATACCGGAAAGAGATAAAGAACTTCTTCGGTTCTTCCCCTTCCTCATAGGTCGGTTTATTGGCTAAATCCGCATTTGACTGTTTAATTCCGGAAGAAAGGATACGAAGCACGTTTCTATCTCCGTCTCTAATAATGGCAGCCATAGCGTCCTTACGGGAATAGAACTCCCCATTCACTAATAAGAACTTTCCGTTCACGGTGAAGAAATGAACATCGTTCTTTGTCTCCCAACCGTTCGTATTGCTTGCAAATGATGCGTTATACAGATAATTATCCTTTGCCTGCACCTCGTCAAGCACTTTGGAAATTTCAGAGTAAATCAAATCTTCCAATATCTTGAATTGGGTCATAATGTTTATTCCCGTTTTCAAGATAAAGTCTCCCATGAACTTGTTGCCTTGCGGACTGATAACCGTCACTTCCTTACCTGCTAAAGAATAAGAATTTATTCCTGCATACTGGTGGATACTCGGTGCATCATCGCCATATACGGACAAGGTGATTGCGTTCTGACGCTTCTTGTCTGTTCTGTTTCCGAGCTGTACAAGGCTATCGCCTTCCTGTGGTATGTCGCTGTTTGCATCACAGTCCGTCTTGCTAAGGTCTATGTAATCCTCACCAACGCCGACACATAAGCGCCAATAGTAACGGTTGGATACATTCTCGTAGATACCCGGCTTGATATTGAAGTCTTGAAAACGTATCTGGTCGCCTTCCTTGAACGGGTTCTCGATAGCCGTTTCTCCATCATCCACCAAAAGATAGCAACGCCAAAAATCCTCGTGTTCTTCCACCTTTCCGCATTTCATTCCGGCAGCGGTGAACATGTAGTTTCCGCCTGCATAAGAGAGCTTCTTTATCTCCAACTCGGAGAACATCGCCTTAATACGCACAAAGAGTTCGTCCACTTCAATATAGGATTTACCCGTCTTGCTGTCTACTTTAATAACAAAGCCTTCACCGAGAGCACCGGAAGAAAAGTTCATGGACTGGATGTAGTCTGAAAACAATCCACCTAAGAACTTTATTAAAAATCCAGCTTCGTCCGGTCTGTCTTTTCTTATAAAGAACTTGGATAAAGCCTCTATATCAAGAGCCTTAAAGTAGACAATTCGGTCGGCGGAAGTCCTGATGAACAGTGCTGGGTCGGCATCTGCGACGCATATATATATTTCCCCGAGATTCAGACCTTGTAAATGCTCTTCATCACTCGGAGATAAAGCAGGGGGAGCTGCCTGATTGTTTTCATTAAGAGCATCACCAAACCATAATATTTTACTAAGCCTTTTTTTCATACCTCAACCTTATCAACATTAGTAAATGCAGCTTTTTCTGCGCTGAATTGCAACATCTCTCCATCTTTGGCGTGGTCTATCAGGAATGCAGGGAAAGAGGCGGAAGAACCAGCTTCAGGAGAGCCGCCAATACCTGCAATATCGTTATTCTGCAATTCAAGAGCCATATTTATATGGAACAGCTGGCTATCTTCAATAACTTGCGTCATTTCCGGAACAGAACTTTCCGAACGGACATATCTTGTCCCGTCAATTTCCACCATAGAAAGGCATAAAATACGGTTTATGTGTTTTGCAAACCAATAAGGGACGCCGCTTGAATTTCCTATCGTAAGATTATACACATCATAAGGTACTGCGTATAATTCTTCTATCTCTTGCATTTGGTTGCGATATTGCTCATTATCTATTCGAGGGGAATATCCTCCAGGTTTAAATCCTGCTTCCACACGAAAATTAAATACTTGCTGAATATCATCTACCCAAAATATGTTATCAAAAGCGGAGTTATTGCTTTTATGGGAATAACGGATAAGTACAGTTTCCTCTAACAAGTCGTCAGAGGAGCATACAATAAAAGGTTCTGATGTATATTCGTTGATTGTAACCGTATATACGGCATCCTCCAAGTCTCGAAGAATGGCGTAATACATCACTACATTGTCATTATGATTATATGTGGAAAGTGATATTGGTGTAGAATTTCCTGCGGCAAGATTGTTCAGGCTCGCTGAAACTTCCTCAGAAGCATTAGTGAATACCTGTATATGGATTTTATCAGAAGCGTGGAACTTCTGAATATAGTCCATATCAAGCCCAAACTTATCTTTTACAGGTGAGAAAAAAAGAGGGCAAACATCACCAACTTTTACCATGTCCTTTCGTCCTTTTATAGTGACGTGCAACTTCACACATCATGCGCAAATATACATACTATTTAGACCAATTCCAAATAATACCTTATAAAATAACGAGTGCCTGATAGACTTATATGGAATCTCCTCATCTATTAATCCACACTCTTGACTATCAAATAATATTTTACCGCTTCCGGTCGTCCATAATTATAGCTTGCACTTTTTACGTAGCCTTTATAAATATGTCCGTTCTTTTCCACCCGAATGTAACCCGTCAAGTCTGACGGTATTTCCAAATCTCCGGTCTTGACGGAAAGTTCTCCTACTGTGAACAGTTTGTTTCCCAATACAATGCTCGACCTTTCGCTAACTCCATTGATTGTCACATCACTGTTACCGTCAGATGATGTAAACTCCAACGCGTTGGCAAAAGCACCTATATACCTTGCGTTTGCTTCAATCATAAACCTTTGGGAATACATGGCATTGAACATAGTAGAAGGAGATATGACACCGGATATTGTATATCCATCCCTTACAAGCTTGTATTTTTCTCCGTCAAGTGATGCTCCAACAAAGAATATATCATTATCACTGTCGCTGTCAGTCGTATCTTCACCTCTTTTTTCCGCAAGAAATTCCATACCATAAGCATCGGCTCTATATGGGCTAACTAATTCCAATACGTTATCTGTCAATGTAATGCCGGTGGTGTATTCATTGGTAAAGCGGAATTCATCGCGACCATTTACACTGTCGTAATCCTGTTTGTCATACCCGACTTTTACCCCCGAATAAACCAGTCCGGCATTCACATTGTATTCCAAATCGGAAGTGCTGTCCTGCAAGTCCTTTATTTCTGTATCTTGGAATAAAGTATCACGATGAACAAATGTCACCTTCTCGTCACCGATTACAGGGACAAACCCGAATTCCGCGCTCATCCAATTGGCGAATTTGATATAAGATGTATATATTTTGGCATTGGGAAGTCCTCGTATGCTTTCTGCCGGAACTATCATCGCCATGTCTAAACGCTCATCTACTCCGGTGGCGATTTCACCCGTTACATTGTTCTTATCAGTTATAGACCTCAGTAAACGGTTAAGCAATACTTTAGGACTGATACAATCTATTTTTACAGATTTTCCACGCTCGGAAAAACTTATATTTAACGGTGTGTCAAGACTGTTGAATTTAAAATTAACGGGAAATTTTTGATATATAGGGTCAGATTTTGCAAGTGCTATATTGAAATTAATCATCTCACCTGGAGATATTGTCAAATTCTCATCAATATCGACAGTGTATGTATTAAATGTTTGAATTGTAGCGGATTGATAATATATTTTAAGCTCTTTACTATTTTCATTATAAGAGGAAAGCCGTATATATATCGGGAAGGATACGCCTGGTCTCTGATACGTAATGAATACACTGAATTTTACTTTTATCCGTATGGTCAAATCCCTGTCAGATATATTTTTGAACAGATATTCTCCGAATAGACTTTCCGTACTTTCAAATCGGTTTTCAGCCGTATCAAAAACCTCTACAATGTCCTTTGTCGCAATTTCCGGTTGTCCTAACATATAAAAAGGAATAGTATAATAAGCATTAGGATAAGCAGTCATTACATGGGAAACATTAGGCTCCTCTGCGTCACTTGGTATAGACCATTTTATATCACTGTTCATTAACAATCTGTCATAATCCAAAGGTTGGGACTCCTTTATTTCTTTTACCGGGTATTCATACTGCGTGCCTTTCTTTGCCTTAATCAAGCTTGCGAGACTGTTGTCGACGGCATTTATTTCGCACGTCGTATCATTGTAGGAAAATGTAGAGTAGTCCAAAGCGCATCTGAACTTTTCATTTAACAGCCATGAGTTATTCCTGGTATAAAACACGAGTGTTGCAGATGAGTTCAGGTAATTCGACAAATATTCTTTCAGCAATAGCGAATAAGCGCCGTTGGCAAACTCAAATTTTGTGGAAAAACTACGAACAACTCCGTCATAATCCCCTCTCTTGAAAGACATCTCTACATCGTCCCAATTAACAAGCTCATTTGTGGCGTCATATGTCATTCCGCCTATCAACAGTTCACATCTGTAATACATATCTATTTCTTTTTTGAAGTTGAACGTATCATAGCATCTATGTCATCACACATACGTTTGATCATATAGGCATATTCTTTGGCGGAGAACGTGTTTTCATCAATGTGCATTTTTACATGAGACATTAAAGAAACGCGTTCTTTGGTAAAATATTCCCTATCCATTTTTATTTTCCCTATATCAGGAGATGTTTCCTGCAATTTTGCAAGGCGGTAGTTGTCAGAAGCGGAAACGCTGCTTATCCGGTTCTTTATCTTATCATGTTCGTCCTCTCTGAATTTATAACCCAAAGCAGACATGACTTCTACAGCATCACTCCAGTTTCCAGAAGAAATGAGTTCCTGACATATGGCAAGGCAATTTAATCGGATTTGAATTTTCAGCACTTCATTTTTCCGGTTTATTTGGGCAGAAACAGACTTTCCCCCTATTATTGATAAGTATTCATTGCATAGCTTCTCGGCCGCCAAAGCCTTTTCTCTGATACTATATCTTCCGCCTTGAACAACCTTATCAATATCCCCCAGGAATATGTTTATAAAGCGGGAAAGGCATATTTTGTTTAAGTCATTATATATCATATCTTATACTCTGCTTGAAATCCAATTGTAATCCGCAATATGGTTGGCTTTCTTCATAATCCGACCAATGTTCTGCAATTGTTTGGTATTGCTTTCCATCTTTCTTTCAAGTCGGCTGTAATCGTTGTTTACATTAACAACAATCCCCTCTTCTCTCATATTCTTTAGCTTTTGTTCCAATAAACCATAATCAGAAGTAAGCCCGCTACGGTCATAGATATATGATAAATCAGGGATTACCTGCGCATGCGCCGGAAGGTCTACCAATGTCGGCTTATCAGGAGTGATAAAAAGCCCATTATTAGTCACGATACCCTCTTTCTTGCCGCCATCACCTACTATTGCCAAACCGCCGGGATGGTCTTTTGTTCCTTTGGCGTATTTGGGAATGGGTTGGGCTGCTATTAGGGCTACTTGGGCGGCTCCCATAGCGCCGACTAAAGCAGCAAGTACAAGGTTGGGCAACGCTTCTGTTATAGCTAAAGCGGTAAATATTCCTGCCTGAATAATGGAGTTTGCCTTATTCCATTTAGCCTGCTTCTCTTGTAATGCAGCTTTTTTCTTTTCCAGCTCTGCATTTTTGGCGGCTGTCTTATCTTCGGCTGCACGTTTGCGAGCTTCTGCCTCTTCGGTGGAAATTGCACCATTTTCTTCAAGGGCTTCTATACGTTCTATTTCTTTATCGTATGCTTCATCGTTGGCTTCTTGTTCTTTTTCAACGTTTTCTATCCGGGCATCATATATATCGGTCATCAGCGAAGTGATGCCTGATACTATCTTCCCTACGGCTTCCGCCATGTTTTCAAAACTTAACTTTCCATCCTCTGCTACGTCAACCATTATATCAGATAACCCCTCGAATATTCCTGCCGTTTCACCAAGTGCATCCCTTGCGGCGGAGTTCATCCCTGACAAACCCTCTTTAAACTTGTCTATCCATTCTTCCCGTTTTTTGGTAGCATCATCATAATTTATTCCGTTTATCTGTGCTTGAAGGTTGGCTAACCTGTCTTCTAGCTCCTGATACTTTTCACTATTTGGGTCAAGAAGGGACATTTCAGCCTCCGCCTCTTTCATAAGTGTTTCAAGACGCGCCTTAGCATACTTAACCCCAATATCATATAATTTCTTTTCGTAATCCTCTTTGCTGATTTCGCCATTTGCATATTGTTTTTTTATGATATTAGCTTCTTTCAAAGCGGATGTTTCCTGCTCGTTTACCACCTTATCAGTATTTGCCTCAATCAACCCAATTCTTTCTTGGAGGTTTCGCATTATGAGAGAATTTTCCCGTTGCATGTACTTCATGCGTATCGCCACAACATCCTCTCCATTCTTTTCAGCGTCCTTTATTTCCGCATCACGCATCATATTATTGAGTTGTATTTGGAGATTAAGCCTTTTGTCTAATTCTTCATTCGAGTTTTCCCCAATGGAAGCCAATCTGTTTTCAAGATTTGTTTTTTCTATTTCAAGCAGTTCTTTATCGTATTTATCGTTTATTTCCGCAATGGCTTTTCCTTTCAGCGTTTCAAGATTTTTCCGAAGCTCTATTTCTTCGTCTGTCCTACCCTTTATCTCTTTAATCCTATCATTGTATTCCTTACTGATTTCAGCTATTTCTCTTTCTCTACCGTCAGCTATCAATTCTATTTTAGATTTGGATAAATCCTCTGTTATCTTCTTGATATATTCAGCGTATTCTTCCGCTTTCTTTTTTTCATCGTCATAAGCTTTATTATTTTTACCCGGGTCATTAACCAATGCTTTTACATCTACTAATTTTTCCAAATCATTCATTTGGTTCTTATACTGAATACTTTGCTCTTTTAAAGCTTTCAAAGTTGCTTCTTCCGCTTCAAGCTTCTTTTTTACATCTATACCTGCTTCTGTTCTCGATAATCCCGTATCTACAAACTTTTGATATTCTGCACGTGCTTTTTCGACAGTATAAACTTGATTAAGCCGTTTAAACTCGGTTTCCTCGTAATTTGTTGCGGCTTTTGTCACTTCATTCATTACCCGTTTAGCTTTGGCAGTAGCGATAATCTGTGCTGTTAATAATCTATATGCGTCTTTTGCATTCCCCGTCATTATTTGTTCTTTTGTATAATTATCAAATAATTTAGGGAAAGTACTTTTTAATTCATTTGCAGCTACGATACGCTCTTCCATAGCTTTTTTATTATCGGTGGCAGCCTTATATAATAGTTCTAATTTGATACGTTCTTCTATTGTATCACGAATAGCTCCTTTTTGAGCTGTCCTTAATTTGTCTTGAACGGAAATTATTTCATCCAATGCCTTCTTTCCTCTAAACAAACTCGCAACCCAATCTATAATCTCCGAACTATACGCAGACAATAATGTTATACCTATTACAAGTGCTGATTGCCAAGAAAATAAACTGCCAAGAAGTTGTTTCCATACCGGAACCGCAGTTTGTCCTTCGGATTTCATCCGCTTAAACTCTTCACTTGCTCTTTTTAATTCATCCACAAACATTGGCAAGTTGTTGGATATGGCAAGGAAGAATTGATTGAAACTCATTGTTAAAGACGGTAACTCTCGCAATAACTGCTGCGTCTGAACATTAAGCCCATTCCAAGAGGACGCATAATTACCTACATTCCTTTGATAATTCCCAAATTGAGAGTCAATTTCTTTCAACTTATTATTCAAAGCATTGGCTTGCGCTATCAAATTCTTCCCGACACTACTTTCCCGGTCAGCTTCACTCAACGCCTTATACCTTTTCTGCAACTCAAGCATGGCGGCATTCATTTCATAATAGCTGCCGGAAGCTGAAATAATTGCCGTGGAATGATTTTTTATCAAAGCCGAATATTGCTGATTTTGCGCCATCAGTTCCGTATGCCTTTGTTTTAATAGCGAAGACTGCCTTATATATTCAGACAAAGTAATTTCCCCGTCTTTATAAGATTTTCCAAGAGCTCTAATATCTGCAAAAATTTGCTTCATAGCTTCTTTATTGGCTATGGTATCAGCCGTTAGCTTGGTAACTTCGCCATCATATGCCTGTACGGTGTCGATTATGGCGGCATAGTTCATATTTGCCGCCTGCAATTGAGTGGATGCCTGGCTTATTATATTACTTGCTGTTTGGGTACTTTTAGCCGCATTATCCTGCGCCGAAGACACCTGGTTGGATGCGGAAGATAATCCGGCAAGCATATCACTTGCATTCTTGATATTTTTGGCGAACTGTTCGAACAAAAGGTTTAACTTTTGCAAAGATGACATTGAATTTAGTTGCTGGGATACTTGACGTAGCACGGTAAGTTGTTTTGCCTGAATAGATGCCATATTTTCTTGCGTCTTATTCAATTTCTCCAACAGCGAGGTATAATTACGTGCTTTTTGGGAAAGTTCATCAAATGTTTTGGGATTAGTTTTTACTCCTTGCGCCAACTCCTTAGCAAGCTCCACATAAGACCCTTTTGTACTATCAAATTCAAGACGGAGTTCCTTTAATTGTTGTACGGCTTTTTTGTCGACTAAATCGGTAATTATAAATTCGTTTGCCATAAGTCCTAATATTGAGTGCCATGCAACATCACATGGTGATACAAAGATATTGAATTATTTAGAATTTTCTAAATAAGAAAGGCAAAAATGAAAATCAGAAAAGGGAAGAGAAAAAGAAAAAGCCAGACATTACATCTGGCTTTATTATTTGTGAATAATCTTAAGAATGCAATTAGTATATCACTGCATTTCCACTGATTATATATACCGGTAAATTAGACCTACCCTTTTCTATTTTTTCAATACTAAACGAAATAATCCCATTTGCGCCCATCTCTTTGGCTTTATTAACTGCGGATGAAATCATTCTTTCATAAGTAGGGACATAATATTTCCCAATAGATATGCTTCTTTTTTCATGCACATAGTTTCTATCTTCTTTTTTTACTTTATTTCCTGAATGAAACTCCAAATATATTGGACCTACGGGAGTAAAATCCTTATTCCCAATTTCAGTAGGATTAATTACAAAGTTAGGGTCTTTGACATATTCTCTATAATCAAGGGAATATCCTATTTCATAATAAGTGCTCTTACATGATGTTACTGATAGCAAAATCAGAAACAAAAATAATAGTTTTTTCATAAGCTTTTAAATGTTATCAGATTTTTTTATGTTGCAATTTTTACAAAGAATTTGAAGATTTCTAAACGTTGTTGCACCTCCTTTGGAAATGGGTATTATATGGTCAAATTCTAAATTTTCCTTACTACCACACATGCAACATTTTCCACCATCTCTATTCCATACAGCATTTGCTATATCCATTGGTATGGTAGTTCGATTTCCATCCTTTTTAGTATATACATTAAATACTTTTCCTTCTTCTATTAATTCATCAAGCACCTCTCTTTCAATCATTTTTTTTCGTTCTTTTTTATATACATTTTCCTTTATCTCTTGTTTTTCCAATTCATTTATTATTTCGTTTTTCATCTTTTGAGGATACTTTCTTACTCTACATATCTCTTCCTTGTATCCAATCATTTTATTTTTATTAAACTCAAATATTCCTGAAACATGGCTTTTGATAATTGTTCTACCATCCAACCCATATCCTGTATTATCAGCCCTAAGACTTATCAAAGCATCTCCTTCATTTATCCAATTATAATTTCCCTTTGATTTATCAAATTCTCTATTAAATGAAACAGTGTCGTGTTCTTCTAATGAAATAACTCTATAATAATCATCATCTTCTATCTCTTCATATTTGCACAGCAACTCCTCCATTCTTCTCTGATGAATTGCTTTTGCACTATAATTTTCCCTACAATAATCATCTAACCGTTCTTTTTCACGAGTGCATTCCTCTAATTCTTCTTGCAATCTATTGGTTTCTTTAATTTTTGTAGAAAGTTCTTCTTTTAAATTTGATATAACTGCGTTCGCTTCATTTAGCTTCAACCTTAGAAAATCAATATTTACATGGCATTCTTTTTTATCATTTACTGTTAGATCATAATAGTAGTCATCAAATATGCTGCTATATATAATCCTGGATATTGTCTTTGATTTAAACAGCACTAAGAATCTAACTTTTGATGAAGGATGCAATTCATATCTTTCTGTATAATACTCTTTCTTACTTCCATAATAATTGCATCCAAACTTCGCACCATTATATGAAAAGCCATTATCATCTATTGCTGTAAAATTATCTGATTCTATACTTATAGGCTCATCTGATAAATTTTGTATTATCAAATAAGCGTGAGACATTTTTATCCCTTTAGCATTCTCTGTCCCAAATTCAAGATCGCCAATTATATAACAATCTTCACAACGATTACAAATTTTAGGACAGTTAAGCGGTTTATCTTCCTCTATTGATGCAATTTCTATATGCAAATCCTTGTTTTTTGTGTTTCCCATGTTATGTATTTGTTAATATTGTTAAGCAAATTAAGGGAGAAAAGGAGTGCTTTCCAAGAAATGCAATAAAATATTGGGTAATTTATACGCCGTCTAAATAACGAAATCCCTTTGCAGATTGACAAAATGTTGCTATATTTGCAGTGCTACAAGTTATTGGTCGTAACCAATTCGCAGAGCAAGCGGTTAATTTGCTCATATATTATATATGGGTATTTTTTTATGCCCATATTTAGGATATTGGCGGTTGTCTATACGTAAGTTTAATTGCTCTCGAATTGAGACCATAACTTGTAGCAGCGTATATGGCAACCGCTTTTTATTGTTTTTCATTAATAACTTTAAATGCTACAAGTTATGGAAAATTTAGTATTTCAAAACAGCAACGGTAATGATGTGACTACTTCATTACTTGTTGCAGAAGTGTTCGGAAAAGAACATAGTAAAGTAGTCAGAGACATTGAAAGCCTTTCATGTTCAGCGAGTTTTAATGCTGCCAATTTTGGCGTTATTACCTACATTGATAGTAGAAATCGAGAACAGACCGCTTATGAAATGACAAAAGATGGTTTCAGCTTCCTTGTCATGGGGTATACTGGCGCAAAAGCAGGCGAGTTCAAAGAAAGGTTTATCAATGAGTTCAACAAACGGGAAGCATTGCTCAAAAATGACGATTACATCCTTATGCGTTCCCAGCAGATTTTGCAGAAAAGGGTTGAGAACCTACAAGCCGAAAACAAGCGTCTTGAACAGCAGAACGCATTACAAGAAGAACAACTACGCCAAGCAGCCCCGAAAGTGCAGTACGTGGATAACGTCCTGCAATCCGTCAACACTTATACGTCCACGCAGATTGCAAAAGAGGTTGGGATGGATGCCGCCAAGTTCCACAAGGCACTCAAAGAGCGAAAGGTGATGTTCTACCAATCGGGCACGTGGATGCTGACAGCTAAGTATCAAGGTAAGGGTTACACCAAAATGCGAACGCATCAGTTTACGAGAAATGACGGAAGCATCGGTACAAGCTCGTACACGGTTTTCACGGAGAAAGGGCGTGCAATGGTGCATAGTATCTTTGCTAAATAATAATTAATCAATATTATATTAACAACTACTTGTGTTATCCGCATTTATGCGGACAGATATAACTATACCCAAAAACATATTGCCACGTAACCAAGCATAGATGCACGTTGAGGTTTCGACCAACGTTCACGTTATGATACCCCGTCAGCAATACGGCTGGCGGGCAGATGGCAGGAATAACGACTAAAACAAATATTCATCTATTATGGAAATCAGCACAGCAATGATGCAACACATCCTCCGATTGACGGAAGGATATACGGATTTATTGAACGAACTTAAGGAAGTCAAGGCGGAACTTGCAGAACTCAAAGGAGAAAAGCTCAAGAAGCCGACAATTCATGAAACCAAATACCCACACATGAGTATAATAACCAGAAAATGATTGTATAAGGCGGGAGTTATCCCGCCTTTGTTCCGTTTTTAATATTTTTCAATTTAAAGGCAGAAAAATTACGGGGGTTATACAAAAAACAGTGTTCTTTTTTTAATATCAGAACCAAACATATTCAATCAGTTTCCCGTTGAACATTTCGCCTCTCGGGCAAAAATTGAAAACCCCGTCTTTCTCATAAAGGATATATACTTTCCCCTCCATCTTTGCGGCTTTTCTTGCAAGCGAACGCATCTTGGCTATATCTGCCATTCTCTTTTTGTTTTCACACGCACATCCCATTATAAACCGAATTTTCTAAAATAATCCGCAATGCCTTGCTTTATATGCCTTTCCATGAATGCCTTTCTCGCATAAGAACCGACCTTGTAAATCGCCTGTCCGTATTTCTTTTCTATATCACCGCTAAAGCTTATCCCCACACTTTCAATCCTTAGCCCCTTATCTATCGGTACGGCTGTAATAGAATCGTGAAATTCACCCGTAATTATCAGGTTTGGCGTTCCTTTTGAACTTACGGGAGCGTTTATCAGCGAAGAATACATAAGCGGGGCTACCCTTTGCTTGAAAGCAGCATAGCCTTTGGCGTTCTTATACCAATACCCCGCTTCTTTGGTATTGAAATACGGGTCATTAAGGTAAGTAGGGCGTAACGGTTTGTCGTTTCCGTTAATACCTGACCATAGTTGTTCTACAATATATTGGGAAACTTCTTCTCTGTTTTTTACCATAATATCCCGTATCATCGGTTCAAATCCGGTAGCAAACCGTCTGAAATTTTCTTCTGCTTCAATAATGTTAGCCATAGTCAAGACAATTTAGGGGCGAATGAACGCCCCTAATTAAACGATACCACCATCATAATATACAATCATCTTTTTTCTGTCTTGCCGCACCGGAAGATGCTATATCATCGTAGATGGACGAAAGGGTTTTCTCCCTTTCTTCGGGCGGTCGGTCAAGAAAAAACACATTCTTATAAATATTTATGAAGTCCCTCTTCTTCATACTCTTTACCCTTTCTTCATTAAATGAGATTCCTTCTACTATCATGTCCAAGCCTCAATACCCGTAATTCCAGCTTCTTGCAATACAGAGGGAGATGCAAGTTCCGCAGTACCTTCGTTTATTGTTATAATGCCGTTTGCATAAGAAACATCTGTTGCATTGGGTAATGCAGTAGTTGCATTCTTTTGTAGCAACTCACCATAGTACTCCGTAATATCCAGCTTCCCGAAGTGCTCTATAAGTTTGTATTTTTTGTCTTCCGTTGATACCAAATCAACATAAACCAACCCTTTCAATGCGTCAACGACATCAAAATCATAAGCTCTCACATCCGCATTCTTGATATATTTCTCGTAATCCTTGAACATGGTTGCGATAGTCAAGTTGGCTTCTGTACCGGAAGAATCCCAATCCTGACCGCCCGGATAAACGCCGGACAGTGGAATGCCCGCCAAATCTTTCGTACCGTCATTCATTCCGTAAATGACGTTGTTCTCATCTACAAAATAAGCATCAAATGCCACATTCTTTGCCACCATGATGTTTGCTTTCAAGCTGGCATCGTAGTCCTGCAAAGTCCATACATCATTTTTAGCTGAATAGCTTGTGATTTTAGTAGGGCCGTATCCCGTAGCAGAAGTTTGAGCCTCTCCACCGGAAGGTGCATATTCCACAATCGTTTTGATAGGGAATATTCTTCCCGGACGGTCTGCATGGCAAGCCTTTTCAAAGGCTTCCGCTGTTTTCTCTGTAGGTATCTTATGACCGTGAATAGTCAGTATGATAGCTTTTATTTTACCGGGGTCAAGCACACACACGGAACTACCTGTATTAAAAGTTGCAACGCCCGGACACTTTCTATAATCTGTTGCCATAACATTTTACTTCTTTAATGGTTAAATTTACATTTTTCATCTCGATAGCATCAATAAAATCACTGAATGGCTTCCCGTCTTCTCCTATAACTCCAACCCTGCCATATCTGTAGTTTTCAATGTAGGAATGTGGAACCACATCATTGTAACTACGGACAATGTTTATGTCTTTCTTGATTTCATCCAAGAAAAGATTGTATATAGGTCGCAATACCTGCTCAAAGGAAGTTTTTTGCCGGTCTTCATTCGAATACCCTTTCAAAGTGTTTACCATAATAATAAACTCCAGGCTAACCTCTGTCTCGGCAGAACTTCTATCTTCCGTGAACGGAGAATAAAGACATATTATAGGAAACTTCAATTTACTTGTCTTGGGGCTTTTACCCCATAAAGTTAATTGATTGCTTATGTAGGCCCAGTCTCCGAATAAAAACGACACATTGCTTCCGTATCTTTTCGATACCTTTTTTACAATGTCCGCAAATATATCATTTACCGGCTTCATATTCCCATACAGTTTATTTTACGCAACATACATGGATTGAAACATACACCAGCATATTCCTTTCCTTGCAAAAGTTTATAAACACGCTTGTTCATATTTACCATATCATTCCATGCCCTAATTTGCAAAACTTGTGGAGAAACAGCATCTCCATCGGCAGAAGTTACTGTTCCCACATTTGTTACGCTGTAATTACCGTCCGCTATATACTTGAAAAATATATAGCAAGCAATAGGGCTGTATTTTTCTGATAAAATAGCAAGCAGCCTATCCCATTTATCATCAACGCTATCTTCTTTTGAATCTTCTTTTGAGTTAAGATAATCGGTAAAAGCCTTACACATATCCTCACCAAGTATACGAATCAAATATTCCTGTTCATATACGGAAATATATGATTCTATTTTGCCCAACTCCGCATCTCTTGTTATAGAGGGAGCGCCAGTGTCAGGATTTATCCCGACACTCAGCAACCCGGTGAAAGATTCGTAGTCAATTATCATACCGTATCTTTTTTCGCAGATTTACGTTTAGTGAACAACTCCTCGCAACCCAACGCTCTGGCATCATTAATCAGTTCGTTTGTCGCTTCAATTTTACCCTCGGCATAAAACTTGCTCGCAAGAGCCATTCCGACTGAAACTTCATCGCCTGTTTTATACTTCACACCATCCTTGACAAATGTTACGTTATAACGCTTAGTCAGGTTTATTCTATATTCTTTTCCCATAATTATTCTCCTTATGCTTCTTGAGTGATACCTTCTATTACAGTAGAGAATGTGTCCTTTACAAATGCGGTCTTATATTGCGACTTGATATAACACATCAGCCTCTTCTCTGCGATTACAGTCACGATATTCTTGCGGAAATCGTCATTCTCCCATCCTAAGGTAATAGACAATACCCACAAGTCACGAATATTCAAGTATGAGAAATCACCCATGATGAAATCTCCTTGTTTTACTGCTGTGGTCGTTTCTACACGCAATCCCTGAATCAATTCATCTCCATATCGGAATGGGCGGAGATATTGACCGTTAGCATCCTTAGCCAACTGCATGGACGCGTAATCCAATGGGTTCATCAGTACAAGGTTCGGACGATAAGCCATTTCGCTGGTGGATACAATTTGCGAATATGCAGCCACAAGAGCATCAAACATATTTGGCTTCTCAACATAGAAAGTAGAGAGAGAGAATGCCGGCATATCCGATGCAACGCCTTTTATTTCTCCACTAGAGCCATTGCCTGACAAAATTCCCTGCTCTTCTTTGATTCCAAGTTTATTTACCATTTCCGTTTCAACTTCATTGACGAAGCTGGGAAAATCCGACAGCGTTTCCTCTGTAAATTTAGCAGCAATAGCCACTTTGGCAGCGGTTATTGTTTTTTCTGTCAATGTCGCATCCATCAAAGGCTTTAGCCCACCTTCAGGAACCCATGCAGCATCTCCGTCCTTGCTTGTATATTCCGCATAAACCAAAGCCCTATTATTTGTGCTTGATACATTTGCATATTTTCTAATGACGGTTTGCGCTCTCGGATTGACTGATAAATTTGGGTCAACCTCAAGTCCGTAATGCGGAGCAAGGGACCCGGAAGTAATAGTTGCAGCGTCTTTCTTTTCCAGCACAAGATTTAATCCCAACTTATTGCCGGGAGCCGACTGACAAGCCGATTTCAAATCAAGAGACATAACGCCCTTCTTGTCCGCAGCAATATACTCCTTGAGCTGTTCGTGTAGCTGCTCATAAACAGATTTAATCTTTACCTCCCCGTTTTTACCTACTTCGGTAGAAGCCTTTACACGTAAAATGGCATTCTCCAATTCATTAACCTTCTCCTCAAAAGTCTTTTTGTCAATGCCGGCAAAATCCTTTTCCTTGATGTCATTTATGGAATCAGCGGCATCCTTTATGGATTTACGCAAATCTTCCAATTTCACTTCATTCGCAAGATAGCCTTTCACTTGTTTTTCAAAGGCTTCTCCCATTTTTTCGTCCAAAGATTCAAAAAACTTCTTGTTTTCTTCGGACAAGCCGGATGTGTCCATAAGTTCTAAAAATCCTAATTTCATACCGATTTTAGTTTTAATAAATTACATAATGATTTTTCTTCCGTTTTGCCATTACTGCCGGCTTCCATCCCTTTGGGTGGAGCAGGTATAACACCGTCCGGCCTAAAAGATGCAAGTGACATTGCTTTGGCTATAATTTTTTGCAAACGCTGTTGCTTGGTTGTACTCATATTTTTACATAACAAGGAAATTTCACCGCTTAAATCCTTATAAGCGTTTTCGTAGTCTTCAATTGACTTCAACCCCAAATACTCGGTTTCTCCATTACAGCCAATTGATACCACCGATATTTCATACAGCTTAACCTCTCTAACAATCAGGGCTTCTTTTTCGTAATCCCATTCGCAATTCTCCCATACATACTCATAACCAATAGAGAATTGATTAAGCGTGCCTGACTCAAGTTGTTTTATGGCCCTATCTCCAAGTTCAATCTCATCAATGCGCGCCTCAAAATAAAGCCCTCTATCATCTTCTTTCAATTCTGTAATAAATCCCAAAGGCTCTGACATGTCGTGCATCCAAAGGAGTATAATTTTGTCATTTGCCTGGCTTTGCGGCCCTCTTTCATTGATACTTTTTGAAAAGCAACCTTTCAATAGAATATCATGAGCCTTATCTATGTTTCCGAATACAGCAGCATATCCGCTGATAGTCCGGCTTTCGGGGCTATATTGGACATCCTTCGAGTTAATGGAGAACAATTTATACTGCATCCCCATCTTATCTTTGTATTTATTTGTCATTGTTTCCATTTTCCTTACTGTTATTGACGTTATTTTCAACAGATGCGCTGCTTGCTGCATTGTTATCAAAATCTCCTTTTGGATTATCCGGGTCAATATCTATGTATCTTGCAACTTCTATACGTGCTTCATCATGTGTTATCAAAGACTTATCTATCAATCTCTGTAAGGCACCAGCAACTTTAACCAATGTATTGGCTTCTGTCTCCTTGTTGGTTTGAAGGCATTCAACATCTGTAAAATCAATCTTAATAAAAACACCTTCCGGGCATATGGCTTTTGAAAGACATTCTGCTATCTTTCGGCTATCGGGAATGATTACGTCCTGATAAGCCTTTTTCCCGGCACTTTCAAGGTTGTCGTATTTGGCGTCCGTAAAAAGATTGGCATTTATGCCCATTGCATTGGCAATCTTATCTGTACACCTCTTATCCTCTTCATGAAGTTTTAATTCATCAGCATTAAAATCAAGAGGAAGCCATCCTAATTTGTAACGTGTCACCAAAATGGGATATTCCTTGTTTACTAAGCCATAATCACGTTTAAATCTGTCCTTTATATCCTTTTCATCTTCCGAGGAAAGGGCAACATTTCCCATCTGGTCAGTATAATCATTATAGAGCACGCCTTTAGGACCACCATTTACAAGCAATGTATGGCTTGCAGACATAGAAGCTACCCAGTTTGATATAGGCTGAGAAAGGCTATCTGAAACGGACTCAAATTTGACATCAGCAGTCGTACCGCTATTTATTACTATATTGCTGTCATATATTACAAGGTATTCATAATCCTCCAACTCTAATCGAGTTCCGTTACAGTCTATATATACACTTGATATAATATTTTTCAGTTCGTATTGGCGAAACACCTTACCGGTTCCTTCCATATGGAAAATCTCAGGTGGAATTATCCACATTGCCTTAGGAGTGCTTGTTTTTGTCGCTCTAACAAGAACAATTGGACAATAGCCGAATACCTTAAGACATATTTCAATTTGCTTTATAAATGAAGAGAATGTTTGCAGCGGATTGGGAGCGTTGAGTATATTACGTATATCGGCAAATGTCCTTTTTTCATTTCCATCCTTATCTACCACATAAGGAATACCACGGGACATCATAGAGCCGATTTTATCAACTACAGTGAAGAAAGGCGTACAGGAAACAAGCGCTCCGGCTTTATCCAAATTGTTAGTCATGTCATAATACACTTTCCATTTGGAACGCCTTCCGAACAAATCGGACAAAAACCAGTAGTTTCCTGCTGCATCTCTTTCTACCCGATTTACATTATCATACATCGGAATAGACTTTTTATTCTCTGGCTTCCAAAATTTAGTAAATATGCCCATATACAAAGCAGGAGTGACAGCAAATTAATGCGGCCACTCCCATATATTTAGTGTTTTAGTCCATTAATACGGTTGCGTGCAACTTCACACGCTTGTAGTGACCCTACGTGTGCAAATATACATATTATTTAGACTAATTCCAAATAACAAACATCATTTTTATGATTATTTTTTTGATTTTCTTTTTACTCTATCCGCTATACAACACAATACATACATTGCTTCATAGACATCTTTGCCGTCATAGTCCATTAGATTACGCATAAATAAGGACATTTTATTATCCCTCTTGAATTTAAAATCTCGAATTATCCCCTTAAATGCTTCAATATAAGAAAGTTTTCCTGTATTTTCTTGCCTTGCCCACACATCACCTATTTCAGCCCTATAATCGCGTATATAATGAAGCATTGCCTGCGAAGTCTCGATGTTTACATCGGCACCAGCGACCAGCGCGGCGATTTCTTTGATGGGAATCAATTCTCCTATATACGCATCGTCCACATATATTGTATCATGTACAACATACGCTTTCGCATACAGAAAACGCCCATTAAGCAGTGGATGTATTTCTACAATTGGAATGCCGGAAAATGCGACTGTCGCAGCCTCATAGCTGTCATATTCAAAATCTCCGCGTTTTTCTACGGTTCCGGTAAGAGCATCTGCCCCATCATCATGTGCGTTTTTCCCGAACTTCCTAAAAGATTTTATCTCTGCATAAAACTCAGGAAAGAGCACTTCCCAACCTTCTGGCATATATGTAAGATTCATAACCTCAGCGGAGTGGGTAAATATTCGAACTTCCTTATTTCCCGACTGATGAAACCATTTTATTTCTGTTTCATTATTGCCCATTATGCGTGATTGCCGCTCTACGTTTCGGGCAAAACCACGTCCACCGTTATTGCTTTCGATATTAGCCACGGTTATTCCGTCCTTAGCAAGCATGGTTGCAACTTTCGGCTCCGTAACCTCCATAGGAGCGTCCGTATATAGTATGCTTAAAACAAAGTTGCCTATTTCTGTATCCACATAATCTATGGAACATAATCTGTCACTGCCCGTATCTGCGGTATCGGTATAATTTTTCCGAATGGCACGGTTGGTATATGGTATTTCCCTATAAGTCTTGAATGTACCGTACATAAGACCTTCTATAGGTGTAGGGTTCTGCATATATTGTGTTTCAAAGACGAATGGATTTATTCTATTAAGATTATGCAATTCATCCAATGTGTGTTTAAATTCCCACAAAGGAAATTCTTTCCCGTCCGCTTCTTTTTCTATGACCGGCAATGAAAGAACAGTCCATTGCCCTGGCTCTGTTTTCATAAGATAGCCGCACAAATCATTCTCATGCAGGCGCTGCATGATTATTACAATCGGGGTATTTCGGCTGTTCACTCGGTTACGGATAGTAGTTTCAAAGCGTTGGTTAACCTTTTCCCTTTTCACGTCAGACAAAGCATCCTCCGGCTTAATAGGGTCGTCTATGACAATGGCGCCGGAAAACCTTGCCCCCTTTAATATGCTATCTATTTCTTTTTCTGTTTCTTTATCATCTATATCGTCCACCTCTCCAGCGCCAAATCCCGTTATCTGTCCACCTGTTGACACCGCATATACACCACCGCCAGCAGTGGTACTCCACTTCTTTTTGCTGTCTGTTCCTCTCTTTATCTGGACATACGGGAACAGCTGTTGATACTCTTCTGATTTAACTATGTCTCTAATCTCTTCTGAATTATCGTGAGCCAAATCGTCAGAATATGAGAGATGGACAAACTTTGAGGAAGGGTTGAGTGCCAATCCGTATGATATAAAGTTCTTTACGGCTAATTCGGTCTTTCCATATCGTGGTGCAATATTGATTATCAGTTTTTGAATTTTTCCGGAAATAACATCATCCAACGCATTACATATGCGTTCATGGTGTCTGCTCACCACAAATTTGCGCCCTGTTTTACTTTTAAAGAAAAATTTTGTGTAATTGAGAACGCCCGACATACAAAATGCTTGTAGATACCGTACACCGTCCATCATAGCCTTTCTATCAGTTTCTTTGCATCCTCGACACTTATGGGTTTGCTGGTATTCATCTCTATTTCGGTAGGCTCATCAAACCCAAGCATTTTACATATACGCTCAATAGCCTTTATCTTATCATAAAGTTCTATCTTCACATATTCAACATCTACAATTTCCGGAGCATCACTTGTTCCGATATTTTTTTTCAATATTTTGGTGGATATGCTTTTTATTGCCGATTTCTCTTTGTCAGAGAGTTCATCAAATTCTTTACGCTCTATCCATGTATTGTGCATGCTGGCAATGGATGAGAAAGCTATACTGGACAATTCTTGTAGAATGCGTTCTTTAGTTATGTCTGATTTGTTTTTTTGTTCTTCCTGCAACTCTTTAACCCTTTGGGCTACATTTGGGTTAGACAACAATTTGCAAGATTCTTCCCACACTTGTTTGTCTCTCATCTTCTCGCACGAATAGGCACGACGATAAGCATCGGAAGCATTGCCGCTTTCGATGTAGTAGTTGCAAAAATTCTCTTGTTTGATTGTAAGTTTTTTCATGTCTTTTCGTCAGTATGGGAAGCATGCCACTTGACATGCTTTCGCAAAGATATGTAATTATTTGGAATATCATACCTATCTATCCGAAATAACTGGTATAATTATCGAAAATATTTATCTCCCCACTTCCTTATTACTTCTTAAAAACATTTACATAATCGATAACTTTCCGATTAGCTTTATCTACTTTTCGCATGTCAAAATGGATATAGATGTCAGTCGTTGTGCTGTTCGCCCAACTATGCCCAAGCGCGTGGGCGATTACCTCTTTGGGGACATCGAGCTCTGCCGCTACCGTGGCCCATGTGTGTCTTGCCCAATATGAAGACAAATCAGGGAATAAAGGATTTCTACTCTTTTTCCCTCCCAATCCCTTCCTTTCTGTCTCTCCAATCTGTTTTAACCCTATTCCCATACGATGTAGGAAATCCTTGTAATTTCCGTAGTCATCCATTATATTAAGAAGATAATCCTTCCCTTTGTATTTCTCAATTATAGCCTGCGCTTCCGGTTCTACTTTAATACTGTATAATTTCCCCGTCTTAGCTCTTTTATATTCAAAACGACCATTTACCAATGCAGAATGTTTTGCGTTAAACAAATCGGCTGCATTTACTCCTATGAGATAGAACATGAGCATGAACATATCCCTATATCTAATCTGGTATTCCTCACATGGATAATCTCTCAATAACCTAAGTTGTTCTGCTGTAAGGCTGCGTTTTCGGGTTTCCTCTTTCTTTATTGAAAACCTTCTGAATGGATACAATGTTGTGTACTCCTCATCAATGGCGTAGTTGAATACACTACGTATGTTCCGTAAATGAATAGCGTAGGCATTAACCTTCATCGTCTTTGCCATCCACGCTTCAAAGTTTTCCAGCCACGACTTATCCATGCTCTCAAAAGTACAATGACTATCGTATTCCTCAATCTTGTTTCTTGTGGTTGTATATATAGACTTAGTCCCCTGATTGGTTTTCTTGGAAACGAATTCATCAAGATAATAGAGAAACGTCTTTTGATTTTCAACCTTGCTACTTATAGCGTCCTCTATCAACTTCTTCAAAGCTTTGTCTGTAGTTGATTTCAACTTTTCTTGTTGCTCTAAAGTAAATATTACTGTTTCCGCCTTGTTTATTATTCCACGGGCAACTATATTTCTCGGCTTGTAATTTTGTGCACGCACAGAATATTCGTTCCCATTCCATTCTTTTTCCGATGCACTTAGCTGCGTAGCTATCATTATTTGTTTGTTGTGGAATACATTCAACTTTATCGGATAAGTACCATCTTTTTTTTGCCTTCTTTTATCAAGGTAGAATTTAACCGTTGCCATATATCTATGTTTTTAGTTTATGCAAATCTGAAAATTTGCATAGGATTTGCATACAAAGATAAGATTAAAAGGGTTTAAAAGGGTCTAAAAGCGGAATGTTATTCAGCATACATAAAAAAATAAGCAGCTACTTTATTTGTAACTGCTTGATTTTCAAGAGAGCGGCAAGCGAGGCTCGAACTCGTGACCCTCAGCTTGGGAA